AATCGTGTAAGCACTTTGCCTTCAATCGTAGTAGCCGTGACGCGATCACCAAATTTAACCAAATACGGATCTTTAGGGGACGCATTTAAGGCTTCAACAAGCGCCTCGGCTAGGATTGATTTTACCTTCTTTTCGTCTGGCTTAACGGCGCCCATTAGACGAGCATCCGCCCTGGTAAGCCTATCGTAGCTGTCAAAGTCGATAATACCGTTGTCATACGCAGAGGCTAGTGCGTCGGTGGAAGGCTTAAAAGCTTTCTCGTTCGCCCGCAGTTGTTGTTCAAGCGTGTTGAACGCGTCGCGGTATTTGTTCTGAACAGCGTTTCGTCGAGCGGCCGTATCCTCGATTGCCTTGCTCATGCGGGCATGTTTTTCAGCTTCGGGTATCTTTTCGAGTGCGATAGCTGAAAGCTGTCTATTTAACGCCTCATTATCGTCGGACCAGGTAGAGGCGAGTTCCGCGTTAATACCAGCATTTTTAATCGTCTCTCTAGGCGGCGTGAATCCGAAAGGACGCGTATCACTTATCGAGGCTACACCAGAGTTTTTAGCTGGTTTAAAAGTGGCGGTTTCTTTGAAGTCCTTGTAACTATTCTTAATTTGCGGGACCTTAGTCAGATACTCGTTCAGCTTCGACGCCTCCATGTTCAGAATATCTTTTTCAAGATCGATACGATTCTTGAAGTTGAACATCGTCGCAGCGGTACGTTTAGCCTCCTCGTACTGACCGTTGAAAGCCTGAGACAAGGCGAGCTGTTGGATGGACTTATCCGCTGCGTTGTTGACGTCGATACCGCTGGTAGCCAAATCTGCGAATTGGTTAAAGATTCGGTCGGCGATTACGGGGATGAACGCCCGCTTATTCAGATCAGGGTCGTTCATAGCCGCGGCTACAAATTCGAGTTTTACCTGATTCATTTGGCTGCGGATAAGCTGCGGATCGGCACCAGGTTTAGACAAATCCTGCGCGAGTTTCTGCAACCTACCGACGTAGGAGTCCTTGTCATCACCCTTCGCGAACTCAGCCGAAATGCCGGCATTAATCTGCTTGGTACGGGAATCACCCAGTTCCTGGCTTCTTTGACCGGCTTCGGTTCTGAGTTTGTCCTTAGCCTTTTCCCAGTAAAGACCCTTAATCTGAGTGTTGGTCTTAGGGTCGCGATAAGCCTCAATTCGGTCAATGTACCGCTCGATCAATTCGGTCTGATTAGCGCCGGGGTTATCGTTAAGGAGTTTCGTACCTGCGACTTCAAACGTTTGAGCAAGGAAACGCTGCGGATCAGGAATACCCCCTATAAGGACGTTGTCGAAGATGTACTTATTCAGCCTGTCGTAATCGTCGGAGGCTATGTCGGTTTGGGAACCTAAACTTACAGCCTGCCCGACCAGTTCGTCAGTAACCAGAACACGACGAGCTTCGGTAACGTTCTCCCGAGCCTTCTGCTTAAAATTAGCAGCCATATCCGGTACGTAGCTGCGGATCAGCTTGTTGTACTCCTCGGTGGCGTACGGGCTATTTTTAAACCATGCAAAGTTAGGGTCCTTTGAATACCGCTCGTAGGACTCGGCACGGATCTTAGTTATGGCTGCGTCGATATCTTGAGCCGTAGCGATTCGGGGGAGCCCCGTATTAGGGTCGAGTTCTCTCGAGCCAGTAATCAAATCGGTAAGCGCGGCTTCAATCTTATCACGTTCGCGGTAAGCTGCGGAACGTCCTGAAGCGCGTTCAAATCCGATACGCGTGCCGATGGAGTGTTCCTCAGCGATTTCACCACGGCGTACAAGTTCAGCCAGCGCGGCTTGCTCATCTTTGCCGTTTTCAAAGAGTCCGTCGATACCGGATTCCATGTAGTACTGCTCACCAAATGGAATATCCGCTTCAACTTGTGCCTTCTTAAGCGTACCGTAACCAGCCGCAAAGTCCCGCGCGATTTCAGACCACGCGTTCATGTACGGGTCGGGTGTTATCGTGGGAGCACGGGCGATGATCGTGCGATCGACAGGATCAGCCGCCGGCTGGATCGATACGCCAAACCGAGGTTCCTCGACTTGCGTACGTGGTGTTTCTGCCATGGGTTCTCCTATCCTCCAGCCCCGACATTAGCTCTGCCGGTGCCGCCTACTGGACCTGTTGAGAAGACCGACGGATCGATTCCGGATTGAATCGTAACGCCGGTATTAAATGCTTGAGCGAACGTCCCCAAAGCCGCCGCAAAGAAATTAGGCTGCTGAATTAGATCTGGGGTTGACTGGAGCAGGCGCCCTTCAAGGGTGATCTGCGCTCCGCGCTTCTCGGCTTCGATCTGCGCCCGCTGGTACTGCTTGTTAAGCATAGCGGTATTGACGTACTCAAGCTGCCGCTGTTCAAAGTTCTTAACGAGCTCGTCTACCGATCTACCGGCAACGTTAGCTCTAGCCGCGGCAACGCTGACACGGGCCTGAGCCTCGCCACCCTGACGGGTGATGTCACGGATTTGTTCCGCGATACGAGCGCCCATCTGAAGTTCTTTGTCGTCGAGGGACCGGTAGTTCTCGATAGCGGTCTTACGGGCGAGTTCGTAGTTCCGGGCAGCCATCTCGTTTTCGAGCTTCTGCCGGGCTCTGGCGTACGCAGATTGAGCGCTGTATTGCGCGAATCCGCCCAAGAGCTGAAGTCCACCGCCGATGAGGGCGGGAAGTCCTACACACATAGCGGCCTCCTTTCGAAGAAGCGAATCTTAAATCCCTCATAATCAAATTCGTCGGAAAATGAAAAGCCCAGACCCGAGAGAAAGCGAATTGATTTGATATTCTCAGATAGGATAGTATTTCGGAGATAGAGGGAGGAGTAATCTTTTAAGAACTCTCGGGCCTGGACCATAATTCTTACAGGGGGCTGCACGTCCATAGCATCGGTTCCAACCATCCATGGATGATGGCAAGATGCTCCGGGCGCAATCCCGAAAATACACACAGGTTCGTCGTCGACCGTAGCAATACGGCAAACCGAGCTGCAAGCCACGGATTCACGGACTGCCTCCATAGGGAGGAGACCAGAGAACAAGACAGCTTCCAATCGGTCAACAGCACGTAGAGAATTGCCGATATGCTCAATTTGCTGCTCCGTCGGTACGACTATTTTAACTACCGCCAAGCTTGTTCCTTAGGTCGGTAATTAATGCCCCACGACATCGAAACGATATTCGACGGATAGGGCGTGTTGTTAGTTATTGTGGTGTTGACCAGGTCGGCTTGCCCCATTACGGGGAATTCAAACTCGCCATCCTGGTTAACGACGGTATTCGTGCTCGTATTCGAGGCTACTGGAACCACAAACTCGTAATTAAATGTGCCTCGGTTGTCGATATTAATAGCGACATTAAAGTACCGGCTATCCTTGTAGCGGATACGACCACGGCGGACCTTCATAGGACCGGAGCCGGCTACAGCGTAGCCTTCGTTTGTCCGGCTCTTGATAATCGGTGGACCCGGGTCATAGGTCATCGTGTAACGCTGCCCGACGGTGAAGCTGGTGTGCACCCCGCGGAATGTCCGGGTAGTGGACGAGTTTGTCCCGTACGGGTTAACTTCCTCGTAACTAAACCCGTTGCTGTCTACGAGGACAGCCGCAGCCCCGGTATCCAGGACGTACGGGAAGATTACGGTCGTGTAGTAGGCGTCCGAGGAGAACGTGCAAGCCGTGTGGGCGACCTTACGGTCAAGGCGGATCAGGAAGTCCAAAGAGCCGTCTATGCGGCCTGAGGACGGGTTAAGGCGCTCCACGTAGATTCCGTTAGTGCGCTTAACTAAAACGATGAGCCAGTCTTTAATCCAGGACACGCCCCAGATTTCACCGTTTAGATCCCACCGCATCCACGCGGACATTGACTTCTGGTTGCCCGACCACATGTATTTGTAGGTGTAGATGTAGTTCTTATCGTCGGTAATTATGGACAGCACGTCGTGGTTCGTGCTAACCGACATTTGCTTAATCTCGCCCTTAACGTACGACGGCACCTGGGTGGTGATATCAAATGCGTCAAAGACTTCGTTAGCGTCTACCTGCAAGAACTCACGGATCAGCGAGAAGGAACTGAGCTTCTCGGTAAGGAACACGGCTCTACCGGAGGTTACAGGGGTAACGTACGGTAAGTGGACAAAGTCGGTCGTCGGGACGACGGTAACAGTTCTAGGGGCTAGTACGTCCTGACCGCGCAGAAGGTACTGAGACCGATCAGAAACCAGGAGTAAGTACTGGCTGTACGGAACGGCGTGGTTAATCTTAGCGACCTTAGTTCCACTTACGGCGACATCTATCCGGTCGGTGTCCACGAGATTACGGGTAGTCGTGCGGAAGAAATTGTAGTAATTTCCCTGCTCGGACATGACGATATTATCTTCCGAAATGAACCCCAGGCGGTCCTGGAAGAAGAACATATCGGTAATCGTCTTACCCTCAAACGACGGGAACGGGTTAATGTTCTTATCTCCGCACGTTCTCGGGGTCCAAGTAATGCGTTCAACGGTCAGAACGCCTGGACTGTAGGTCAACTTAATCGGCATCGTAGCCGGGTCTAAGCGGTCGTACTCAATATCCACACTGCTGGGAGCAGGGTTGTACGGGGTCGGTTTGGCGCACTCCTGCCAGTACCCGGAACCAACGTCAATGGTATTGTTGTAGCTACCGATGAACTCGACATAGTGGTCGTCAATATCCCGGTCTCGGTCGCCGATGACCTTGATCTTGAAACCGTCGCGGCAGGTCTCGGGAAGGAAGTTCTCGGCTTGATCTATTTGCCCGTAGAACAAATTAAGCGAGGTGTTGCCTACCGTATCTTCAACGGTAATGGATCCGAAGTTTTGACCTATGTAGTTTCCAGCGCGAGTTAGTTGGATTAACGAGCCGTATCTAGTAGCCGTTATTCCGTGAACGCCACCGGTACCTAAGTTAATTTTGTTTTTAAGATCCTCGGCAATAGCGTTGGTGTTAACTCCAACGTAAGGCGCCGTAGGAGCCAAGGTTTGGGGGTTAACGGTAGTTACGCCGGTATTGAGCGTCCCGTCCCAGGTTTGGGTCGTGTAGGTAGCGGAGTACGGGGAACCGCTAGCCTGCCCTATTTTGACCGTGTAGTTTTGGTTGTAGTTAGCCGCACGGACAAAGATGTAGCCCTCTTTAGCGTAAGCCATCGGAACCATCGTCTGGTAGTTAACCAGATCTTTGGAGGCCATCTTCTCGGTGTTCAGGATGTAGGTTGTGTCCTGGACGGTGAGAGCCTTCAGGCGCTGTTCAGGGAGCGTCGTGTTGCAGTACGAGGCGATGTACCCGTAAGGATCGCTAATCGTTATGGCGGCTCCTGTAACGGCGTTGTACGCCTTCACGGCACCGTTGGTCATAATCAGAACGATCTGCTCGCCTGAGCCGCGGTCAATCGTGTGGAGCTTAGCCCCGTTAGCCGGGATAGCGGCGTTGTTGTAGGCGAAGGCGAGATGCTCGGTAGGAGCCCGTTTATGCAAGCCATCTACCAGATTAACGTAGGCGTTATCTAGGGTAGCGCACTGGTCGGGTCGCCGGACTGACGGAGCCTGCTGGCTGACGCCTCCCAGCACATTATCTATGCTGTAGGAGAACTCGTAGTTTGATGCTCTAGGCATTAGATTCTCCGCAGGATAATTCTACGGTAAGTCTCATTATCGAGGACGTGGTAGTCGCCGATTTCCATCTCGGTACGTTTGAATCGAGCCATAGCTTCAAGCTCGTCCTGACGGGTGAACTGACCCAAAGTCGGCGTACCTACGGTACGGTCTGTGTACATGCGGATAGCCCGAGCCATGATGAAGTCGCGAGCATGGAACGGAAGATCTTCCCATTCTAGGAAAATGGTAGCGATCATGGTGACATCAGCATCGAACTGATCGGTATTCTTGGTGACGTCCCAAAGAAAACCGCCACGAATAGTGTAGTCGTGGTCGGAGCTGTTCTGATTTGGGTCGTCTAAAGAAATGATGTCGGCATTAACGGGTATTTTACCGTCAATATCTTTTAGGAATACGGTTTCGAAACGGTTAAACGTCCAGCCGTCACCTTGCACGCGTCTAGAAGCCTCATCGAGAATGGCCAGGGCGATTTGAACTTGCGCCCCGTTATTCCCCGCAAGCGTGCTTACAGGCGCTTCAGCGGCTGCCGAAAGCATGGCGTTGACGGCTTCAAGTTTGGTGGTGGCTTGCATGGACGTTACCTCCTATCACTTACCCTTTTTCTTGGGCTTAGTGTTTTGGACAATCGGCTTATTCGCCTTTTTGGCGTCGATCACCATCTGTTTGGCGATTTTGGGGTGATTAGCAAACATGTAGGCTTGCTGCTTTTTGGAATCGAACGGCATCTAACACTCCTTAAAGTTAAGGGGAAACCCCCCGGGAGCCTAAGCCCCCGGAGGATCCAGATCAGAGATCAGGTGACGGTGATCTTCGCGCACGCCTCGGGGCGCAACACGTCAACGCCGCAAGCGAGCTTGGCGACGAGGAGATCAGCCTGGTACTCAGTCATGTACTCGGACTCGACGGCGAGATCCGAAACCTTGACCATACCGGCAGCTTCCGTCTGGAAGCAAAGAGCCGCCAACGCCGACGTATCGGCGGTGTAGGTGTTGCCTTCGGTCGAGATGAGACGATGAGCCGTGCTGGTAAAGGCCGTGAAAGGCATGTTGTTGGACATGACCATCTCGAATCCAGCGATATTTCCGAGGCCGCCCGTCGAAACCGAGCCTGCGCCACCAACATCACGATTTACAAACAGACCCGACGTGATGCCTTTGAGAGCACCCGAGAGGAGCCAGTTGTAGATAGCGGGCGGGATAACGCAAACACGACCTTCAGCCGGCACCGCGTTGTTATCCATCGCGGTCTTAACTTCCATGAGCGAAGTCAAGAACAACGGGATATCGGTAGCCACGTTAGCAGCAGCAGTCAACGCCGCAACGTCCGTTCCGTTCGCGGTTGCATTCACGGTCTTCGCGATACCACCCGGGTGACCGGTGTAGTCAGCGTCAACCGCAACGCCAGCGCCGTTGAAGATCACGCGCATGATCGTCTGGTCAATCTTCTCGCCAATCGAGCGACCGAGAAGACGCGAGTACTCAGCGCGGGCATCCCACGCGAGCAACTTAGCTTCAAGGTCATCGATGAGGACCGAAGAAATGAGCAGCTTATCAGCGTAGATGAGCTTCTCGCCTTTGTAGACGTCACCATTTGTGGTCGCAGTGCTAGCATAACCAGCCGCGTCGGTCGAGATGATATTCTGACCGGCGGTGTGGTAACCCGCAATTGCGGTTCCAAGCTTAGGGAACGAGATCGACTTCGCACCCTTAGGAAGAGTACGCTGACGAACTTTATCCATAGCGACGGTGGTCTTCGCAAACTCGGCGAGGACTTCACCTGCAAACAATTCGTAAAGCAGCGTGGTGTTAGCCGCCGCTGTTCCAATTACACGTGCCATGATTTACCTCCTGCGCTATGCGCAGAAAAAGAAACAAAAGAAACGAACAAATGTGAGACGATCACATGAATCCGAGTCTCGCAGGATTATCCGCCCGTAGGCAGGTCGCAGGAGGCTACCGGAACTGTTTAGGTCGCACGCCGCTTTTTCGAGCGGCACTCTTTGCAAACACGGCGATTAGTTCCAGGAACATCCTGAAACGGGTGGCCTAGTTTGCAAGTTGTCTTTCGGGAATTCCAATGGACGTAGCGTCCACGGTTGATTTTAGGATCTACGGCTTCAAGATGGGCTGGATTGACGCATCTTTTTACGCCGCATTTGTGATCCACATCTAAGGGACCCGGATCCCCTACAGCAACGGCTAGGGAGAATCGATGAGCTAAACGGTATTTCTTACCGTCTAGAACCGCATTAATTCTCCCGTAACCGGACGGATTAAGAGCACCTACCCATAACCAGCACCCATTCGGGTCTATTTGGATGTGTTTCTTAACCCTATCTAAGCTCAACTAAATCTCGATACTTTGAGCTTATCTTCAACCCGACGGCGATAGCCGGGGTCGTTTTTGTAACGTGGGTCGGCAACAGCTTTAGCCAACTCAGCGCGGCTAGCGAAACCCTCAGGTCCGGTAGCGCTGCTGCCCTGCATAAGTTTTGGACCTTGCGCAGTTTTGTGTCTAGCCGACAAACCCGAAACTGCCATGTTAATCATGGCTGGATCCCCAGAGGTCACAGCCTTGTTAAAGGCGTCAATTTCTGTCTTGTTCAGATTAGTGCTGGCCCAACTGACCATTTCCTGGTACCCTTCCGCGCCACCGGCAAGGGAAAATACCTGATTACGAGCCTGCTCAAGCACTGCCTGCTGTCCGGATATGAAGCTATCGACCATCTTTTTAGAGAAGCCTCTAGCTTTAAGCGCGGTGTACGACTCATCAGACAGTTTTCCTGTTTCCATGAACTCCTTTGAATACGTTTCGATGAACGCATCCGGGTCCTCTGGGGCAGGGGGCGCCTCTTTAATTGCCAACGGATCTGAGGTAGCGGCTTCCGCCACCGGTTCAGCCGGCTTGCCGAGCTTAGATTCAAGGGCGGCATAAGCCTTTGCGAGATCCTGAGGGTCTTTAAATTTCTCGGGGAGCCACTCGGGTCGTGCGCTTTCCGTAACTTTCGGCGAAGCCTCCGAGGTAGGCTCAGCGAGTGGATTAGAAACAGGCGCTGGTGCTTCAACACCTGCCGGTTCCGTACTGATAGAAACAGCTTTAAGATCGGCCATAGATTACTCCTGTACTGGCGGTTGAACGGGCATCATACCCGGAGGAAGCGGCATACCGGCTCCACCAGTTTCCTGCTGTTGCTGTAGTGCCGACTTCATAATGTCCATAAATCCGCCGGTAGCCGGACCAACGGCTGCCTTAGCAGCGATAGCGGCGTTACCTGCGGCTTGCGCTTGTTGCGCTTCTGCGTCCATATCTTCCCTCGTCTTCACTAATCCCTTAATATCCAGGCCCAGAGCCATAGCGGCGGTTCTGGCTAGGACTTCGGCATTAACAAATTTGGGGATCGCTTCCGGGCCTAACGTTGTCTGGATAATACCTGCCCAAGCGCGGAGGCGCTCCAGGTCCGACATACGTCCGAGAGCTTCCGTACCGGTGATGATTGCCGGACGAATAGCGCTCTTTAGTGCCTTCGGAATTGCGACGATTTCACGGCCGTTAGTAAGTTGGGCCATCATTCGTCGCACTAATGGAAGCTGCAATTCCTGGCTAAGCGTGGCGTAGACACCGCCGAGGGCGGCCTCCAGCTCGCTAGCTAACAGCCTGATTTCTTCCGCGGTAACGCGCTCAGCTTGGCGTTGCACGCTGGCGTTAAGCAGGAAACTCGCTTCCACGCGTCTCGTAATAGCGGCTACGGTCTCTAACGCGACTCGGAAATCACCTCCTTTTTGCACTTGTAGGAAGCTGACATCAGCAGCATTTCCTACAACAAAGGCACCGTTTTCGGCTTTGTTCAAATCCGATGCCTTAGTGTAACCAGCAGGGTTGACCAGACCTACGACACGAGACGAAGCGGCGGAGCCAATTACGATAGCCTTAGTAAGGGCTTCGAGAGAGGCAAGATCGCCCAACATTTCTTCGACAAGGCCGCGGCCATAGTGCTCACCAGAGATAGCTGTCCAGCGAAGAGCGAGGAAGGGCAGCAGTTCGGCTTCGTACTCACCGACAGATTCGGGGATTATCTTACCCTCGATCTCCTGGTGTACTTCGAACTTACCGCTTTCCTCTTTCTCGACGTACGTGTAAAGATCGTAAGTCTCCTTTCCAGGTTCGCGTTCTTCGTCCTCGATTTCTACATCGAGTCCGAGCAATTTCATAGCGTCTTTGGGCAGAGCGTATTTGGAAATCGATTCTTTAATCACGATTTCGCAAATGTTCCCCATGGGATCGCGTTCGACAACGTAGTTCTTCAGGCTGAATACCCGCAAACCACCTTCGTCGGGCAAATGGATCAAGGCGTTACCCGTAGCGATAAGCAATTTAATCGCGTAAGTAAGCGCAGGGCGGAGAGCCCGAATCTCGATTTCACCGCTCACCCGCCGCTCAATAGCGGCAAGGGCTTCATGTACGGTCATCTTAAGTTCTGGATCCGCGTCCAACTGGCGACCAGCCTTATCGTCGATAACCAGACGGAAGAACGGGGAATTAGGCGGGACCAGGGAGAGCACTAGCTTAGATGCGAGGTGATTAATACCTCTAGCACCTACGGAATTATACGGACCCTCAAGTTGTTGGGCGTAGTTAAATCCGGTTTCAGGGAACAGAGCCGGAATGGTCAACTCGCAGCAATCTTCCGCACGAAGTTCGTACATTCGCCGTTTTCCGACGCCTTTTTCGTAGCAGTAAGCTGCTGTTTCCATTCCACTCATTATCGGCTCCTTACGTTAGCTGACCTAGTCGGAATAATGAACTCCCTACCCAAAGCATAAGGTGCAAACTTTCGCTGGAAAGCTGCTTGGGCAGCCGGAGTCGGCACGGGGGTGTTCGCGGTATTAGGCGGACTTCCCATGTGAGAAATGTATTTTCCAGGATTAAGAAGGTCGCCCATCATAGGTCGTGTCCCGCCGCCTGAAGTACACATCAGCCCATCCCCGTCACGTTAGTAGGCGTAGTCGGAACGACCTGCGGCGGCTTGATAGTAAGCGTTGCGCTAGGCGAGCCACGGAGAGAGGGCTTCTTAGCTTTAGTCGGGGCGGACACCTTACTAATCGTTACATTAGGAACTGGCGCCGGAGGCGGAGGGGGCGGTGGAAGTTCCACCTTAGGCATGCTAGGTGCGAAACACATTAGACTGCTCCTTCTGTTTTGCGGAGACGTCGATTAAGAAATCGATGACCTTTTGAACTCCCGCATTGTAGTAGATTTCCGTAGGGTTAGATAACGGATGGATTTCTTTAATCGGGAACACTTTACGCAATTCCGTGATTAGCTCATCCGACAGCAGCGGAAACCGCTCGAATGCGTCGTGATTAGGTTCTTTAAGCCTTTTCATTCTTGCCTTTCTTAGCGGGTTTCTCAGCTTTAACGGGTAGCTTTTCTAGCGCTTGAAGGCGGGTAGTCAGATCAGTTACTGCGTTTTCCAACTGGCTAATCCGGCCAATTAAAGCCATCAGATAGAAATCTATGGTCATTTAGGACTCCACAAAAGTTTTTGGGTTTTCAAATCCAACTCGCCATACCTTAGAATACGGGCGGCGGCTGCGTTAGCAAACGCGTCCTCAGCGGTCAGCCCCTGATTAACGAAGGTCTTAACTACGGCTTTCCACAGATTTGCCCCAGCCTCGTCCAAGATAGCCCTGGCTTTTACAGGTCCGACTCCTGGGCAACCTTGATAATTATCGGTCTTATCGCCCACTAGGGTCTGGTACATGTGGTTGTAATCTGCCTCTTCCGGCGATATCAACCGAGGAACGTCGTCTTTATCTGGATTAAATAACCAGCCGGGAATGGTCTTTAGATCCTTATCTACCGATACGATAATTCTTTTGAGCTTTTCCGGTTTGGTTGCCAGCCAACCGCAAATGTCGTCGGCTTCCATGCCCGGTTTTTGTACGCACTTATAGTTGGTCTGCAGCCACTCTTTAAGGGCTTTAAATCCAACAGGTTTTCTCGATTTCTTACGAGTAGCTTTGTATTCCGGGTAATACTGATGCCGCCAATTTTTGGAATCGGTCAAGGCAAGGATCATATCCGATGTTTTAAAACGGTCTTTTAGAGCCAGCAGCTTACCGGAAATAATCGGTTTAGCGAGAGCCAGATCCGTCGTAACGCTCCACACATCGTGTTCCCACTCAATTTCCAGCTCAGCGGCGAAAGCCGCCTGGTAGATCAAGGTATCGGCGTCTATCACCAATTGGCATTTCATTCTGAATCCTCGTCTTCTTCTTCTTCCTTGTCCTCAAATTCGAGGCTGGCTATTGGTTCGAACGGTAAGTCCGGGGACTCAACCAGTTCGGAGAGCGCGTCTATCAAACGCTTACCGTTCGTGATGCGCTTGTTCTTTTTGTAGGCTTTAACGGCTGCCTCACCGAGCAAGGTAAAGCGAGCCAGCTGGTACTCCTCAAACATGGAATGCAAGCGGAATACGTAAGACCCTTTGAACTTCGGGTATTTACCGATAACCATAGAGCTAATCGGTGATACCGCAAAGTCATTCTTTTTAGGCGGGTCGTTTTCACCTTCGTAAAAGCCTGACGTCAACAGGATGTCGTCGTCGGGCCCCTTATGGAGGATGAGGCAAAGGTCTCCCACGGATATGAGCAACCCACGCGAATCCACCCGGAGGTCATGTAATTCACCCATTAGTGTGTCTCCGCCCAATTGGCTCCGACCTTTGCGTCGGTGTCTAGGGCACAGCGGAATTTGTAGAACACTCCGGCGGCTTTTAAAGCTTCCCGGAATAGCGCACCTACATCGGCAGCCGTTTGATCTGATGTCTCTACCTGAAGCTCGTCGTGGACATGTAAAACGATTTTAGTGTCCGTGTACTTTGTGTTTTCCTGCAAAGCACAGGCTAAAAGAACGGTTGCCTTCTTCATTAATACCGCTTCGGCGCCTTGCAACAAAACGTTAAGGGCGGCGTGTGCCGAACGGATATGGTAAAACCGCCCGTCGATACCCTTGAGGTACTTTCTTACGCTAAGAGTATTTTCGATGTTCGAGGTAAGCAGCCCGAACGCTGGAAGGTTCTCCAAGAACCGCTTACGGACATTACCTGCCTCAGCCGGAGAGCAGTTCAGGATGGAGCCCAGCTTGTTATTGCCGGCTCCGAACAGGAACGCGTAGAT